CCCCCTGCCATTAACCAATCACCCTTTCTTTTTCAATTTCTAGTAATTCTTTTGTTTCTTCTAGCGTGTACAATCCATCCTTTTTCAGAATTGCCGGAATCATATCTTTTTCAATGTTCGTAAATTCTGAACTCATAAGAATGCTTTCTACGCTATACTTCACGTTGTTCACTTGTTCTTCGTTCATCTTTCAACTCTCCCTCCACTCGTTTTAAAACTCGTTGTTTCACTTCTTCGATATCCTCTTTAAGTCTTGTTGTTGCCGTAAAAGCGTAATGCAATACGTTGTCTACTACTTCAAACTCTTTGTTGAAAATGTGAATTTCAGGTAATCTATTCATCTTGCAACTCAATTCATCGAGCATTTCATAACAAGCACTAGCTTTGTGTTTCTTCGGATAATAAGAAATCACTACTTGACTAGTAGTAAGTACATAGTGATGAGGCTCTGATTTGAATTTCGAACTAATTACATGTATAAAAAAACAAGGTTCTTCAAAACCTTGTTCCACATCATCAATTCGTATTGGTATATCGGGATATAACCCATCTAAAAATGTAGCTATCTCATCTATTAGATGATATTCATTTTTATTCATTCAACATCATCACCTTTCTTAAGTACTCTCTAAACTTCGCATTAATCCGGATAGGCATTCTCTGCCCAACCTCACTCACTGAAGCCCTCAACATAAATCTACCTCGAACTCTGCCACCGTTTCTTGTTCTATGACCCCACTCAACATGTTTTGCATAGTAAACATTGTTATAAACATCTTGCTTATACGTATTTCCGGAATGCTGTACCTTGCTTTTCTTCCATCCTTTTTGCAACGTTCCACCTTGTTTTCCGTGATAACTAGCCCAAAACTTGACGTGCTTTCCACCTTTGGTAGTGAATTCTACCCAATGGTCTTGATATACCCCAACCGGTGTACGTTCAATCACTGTCTTTTTGAGCTTTGTCCCCTCTTCATTCAAGGCTTTTTGCATCATATTGCTAATTGCTTGAGGTGCCGTATTCTTGTGGTACTGCCTTGCAAAATTAGCAAAGTTACTAAAATCTAAATAGGCTCTACTCATTACGATTTTCCTTTCAAGTTAATAGCAATTTCTTGATGGTGCCAATATTGATTGATTGGAACATTTGACCGTTCATATACTTTAATATGACCGTTTCTATCCGTTATTTCGATTTTGCTTCCGGCTGGAATATCATGCTCTAAGCCACAAAATAACTTCATATCATAGCCGTTTGCTTGATAATCAGTACCATTCGTGGACTTATTGCCATTTTGAGAAATACGACAAGGTGCATTCTCGAACAAAACAACTTCTTTTTGACTTGTTATCCCTTTGTTTTTCTCCTTAACGTATCCTGTAACCGTCATTTTAGAATCGTAAAGGAAATCAAAGGGCGATTTTTTATTCATCATAGTAATTTACGATAACGATACAAACTCGTTTTAAACTGAGACAATTGTGACGGTGCTTGTCTGATTGCTTGTATCATTTCAAAAGGACTAGATTTGGCTATAGTAGTATCACCCATCGTTACTGATTTGATATTGAAATCCTCAGTATCAGTTAGATCTAATACCTTTGCTTTCGTTGTCGCATCTTCAATGTATCGATTTGTCATATCTACCCATACCATTTCTAGTCCTTTAGGTACTTCCTCATCATGAATAAAATTTAAAATATCTTCTTCAGCACGTTTTAAAGCGTGGAATAGTACATTCTCGTCTATGGTGTTGATATCGTTACGCAAAGAAACAAGATAATTCACCAATCGTTCCTCATTCTCTGTCATATCATCCAAAATCATATCAACACCTCATTTCTACGCAACTTTATGGTTAATAGCGATAATACCAACGTTTTTAGGCTCGTAAACACGTTCCCAGTTTTTGATATTTTCTAAGTCAATGTTAGATGGTGTAATATTACCTTGAGTCACTTGAGCATTTTTCCATTTAACGCCATAAGGGTGTAATACTAAGGCTTGACGAGTGTAAATCATATCGTTACCTTTCGCATGGTCACGAGCAACCTCAAATGTTGTTAATCCAGACGGTGTACCAGTATTACGACCAATAGCACCTTGACGGAATAAGTAAGTTTTGTATACCCCTTTAGCATCAGGTTTGATACCATCATCCACAATTACTCGATATCCTAAGTAAGTGGCAAAACCAGTATTTGCTTCAGTTGGTTGGATATATTGGATTAAGTTATCTTTTTGTAATTTTGTATATACTGCAGAGTGCATTGCAATTGCTACAATTTGACCGGCATAATCACCTAATAATTGTTTCGCATCTAACACCATTCCGGCATCAAGTACTTTAGTAGAGGCATCTAATACGTGAGTATCGTATAAGGTACCTTTTGTTGTATCTTCAGCTTTGTTGAAAAGACCACCCAATACAGATAACAATACTTTTTGTTCTTGTCGTAACCAGTAAGCACCAATACGAGATAAGATAGCTTGCACTGGATCACTACCGGCAACAACACCGGCTAACTCATTAGCACCCCATCCACGTCCACGATAAAGTACACAAGCATTATCGGCACCAGCAACGATTTTACCTGTTTCTAAGGCTTTATCGCCGTCTCCTAATACTTCAGAGTCGCCTGTTAAATCATTCCAAAAAGGCATATGGACTTGTAATCCACCGGCAGTAATGTTTTTTGAAACTCGTTCATCAGCTACTGCAATACCACTCTGAATAAAAGCAGAATGCTCAGTAGCATATTGTTGCATATATTCGTTGAATACCTCAGGGGTAACAACATCTAAAATTTTAGTTAATTCCATATTTATTCATCTCCACTTTCTTTTTTAGCTCTTAAGAATTCAGTCATGTTGAAATCTTTTTTCTTCATTTCATCGGCTAATGTTCCAACACCACTTTGGGCATTATTTCCACCAGTTGGCGTGTAATTAGCCTGTTTGTCGCCATTAAATAAAAATGGGCGACTTTCTTTTTGCTCTGAAATTTGTTTAGTTAGACCACTTAACTTCCCATCTTTCAGCTCCACCGCATCTTTATTAATGATTGTTTTGAGTAACTCCACATCACGTACACCGGATTTTGCCAATTCAGCTTCAATCAGTCTGTCCTTTTGTTCGTTTGCAAGTTTCTCTGCCCATGCTAGATTGTCTTCTTGATACTTTTGCTGTAAGGCTTCAAATTGTTCTTTAAAACCGTCCGCATCAATTTTTGCATTCTTCAAACTCTCCAAATCGGCATCTCTTTGTGTCAGCTGCCCACGTAAATTCTCCAATTCAGCAGTATTCTTTTCGGCTTCATCCTTAAAACGTTGGATATCAGCACCGTTTAACGCAAAGATTTGATTGATTTGTTCATCATTCAAACCTAATTTCTCTAGCTGTTCTTTCTTCATAATTTCTCCTTTCACGCTAAGCTTTTATAGGTGTTCTCTATCACCAGTCGTTTCTGCCTTATTAGGACTGCAGATTGTCCAATATTTAAACCTTTTTACGCCTTGTTCAGGGCAAACAAAAAAGCAACCATTAATTAAAATGATTGCTTTTTATTGTTCTTTTTTAGTTTTTCGGTATTCTTCTACCAATCTTTGGAACGCTTCTTCATCGCTGTATTTCAAATCATAGAACTCAGCAAAGGTTTTAGGCATGTTTTCTTTACCTAATACCTGTCTAAACTCAAGAAATTGTACTTTAGTACTTCTTACTCGTTGCTTTTCCTGTCGTTCTTCCTTGAGCTTATCCTCAATAGCATGAATACCATGTTTATCAAGTTGTTGCTGTCGCCATTGCTCGTAAGTAGTGCCTTTTTTAACATTGTACATTTTTCCAGTCTCCACATCTTTCGCCGTTCTAGATCCAATATCTTCAATAGCCGGAACCGTTGTACATCGACAATGAGGATGCATAGTAGGATAATTAATACCTCTTTTAGCATCTTTCACTTTGAATATTTTACCGTCCAACTCACCACAAATAGGACAAGTATGTACTTCTAATGTTGCTAGATACTTGTATCTTTTAACATCATCATCTTCATACTCTGCTATTGTCGCCTCAGCTTGAATATTATTCGTTTCTGTTTGAAGTACTGTAACTGCTCTATGTCTAGCTACTTGAAACTCAACGGCTAATACTTTTGCATTATCGGACGGTGGAATATCTCTAGCCAATGAATCACGAACAAGATGCTCCACCTTACCAACAACTCTATCCATATTCAAGCCCCAAATACGCTCTGAAAATCTCTTCCCGTCAAATGTTCTTGAAATAATGTCATCAATTACATTTTCATCTAGCCGTTCAGGTTCTATAACTGGCTCTTTACCAGTTTCTTTCGCATATTTAAACTTTCGCTCTAAATACGTTTCTTGATACGTCCCTTTTAAATGCATTTCGATTTTATGATTGACTTTTTCTGTTACATCAATCATCGTCATCTTGTTTTCAGTCGTCAAAGCTTCAATTCTCGTTGGATTAGCAGATACTTCTACTTTATCCTCGTGTTCCGGATATTTTTTCTTGAATTTCTCCACATTATTAAAGAATTCTTTCTTTTCTCCAAAGCTCAAAACAAAGTTAGCTAAAAACAAAGGCAATTTACCATCTTTTGCATACTTCTCACTAAACGTTGTTATTCGCTCTGTAATCGATTTGTACGCTTGTTGGTATATTTCATCAATATAACGCTCTAAACTCTCTAGAGTATCGATTTTTTCAATCTCTGCTAACAATAAGCTCTTTTCATGTTCACTAAGGTTTTCTAATGAATTGATGAAGTCAATCTTTTCTTGTTTCGTAAGCTTTCTACTCATTGATTACATCTTCTTTAGACTGCATTAACTGCATTTCGTACATACGTTCAGTTTGTTTTTGCTCATCTTCTTCTAGTAAACGTAATTCGTCTTCCCAATCTTCAACAATTGGATTAGATTTTGCGATATTCTCTCTAGAAGTAATAGCAGATAATGAAGAAACGACTTGAGCCATTTCTGTATCATTGTTGATACTGTTTCTTGTCCATGTTTGCTTGATTTTAACATCTTCTTTAGCTCCTAAATATCTTAAAATTAGTTTAACAAGAGTAGCATAACCACTTCTAAACTGAGTTTCCATGTTCCCCACTTTCAATTCAAGTAAAGAATACAAGAATTTTAATGCAACGCCTGAGCTATTGCCTAGTTTGTCAGTTTCCGGATTAACTCCCTGACCACTAATAAAGATTTGTTGTTTTGTTCTCTCTAGAATTAACGTTCTTGCCTCTGCCGGAATATCAATAGCTAGAGTCGTTACGTTCGACTGGTCGCCCATTCCATCATTGTCCATCTTAATTAGCTTGTACTGCTTCAAATCTTGTAAGAACTCTTGTTTATCTTGCCCACCGTAATTGGTAAGAACAAAGATAACTTCTTGCACATCGTCCGTGTCATTCACAAAACCACTATAAACCTTGTCGTATACATCGACTAAGTCCTTAATCGGCTTTAGGTCGTCCGTTTCTAACTCATTGTTTTTAAACGGAATAAACGGAACTACACCAAAGTCATGAGTAAACGTGCTTGAAATACTACTCTCTCCATTGATTGAGTCTGTATACATGATTGAGTTGTACTCTTCCAACGTTTCAAGGGACTTCCCTTTTTCATGTCGATAAGTAGTACACTCTTTGTCATTCCAGTACTCATACACTGTATAAACAAGTCCATTAGTTTCATCAATTGTATTGTACGTTCTTAATACTCCTAGCAATTTCTTATCCAATGAACGTGAATAAATAGGAATAATCTCCTTACTATCAACACAAGCATACTTAAATTGACGAGTTTCAGCATCAATCCATACATGAAGCCACGCCACACCGGCGTTACCGGCATTTAAACATAATTGCTTACTAATACGCTCGTAATCATCGCCTAACACATCAACAATTGCATCGTTTAAAGTCTTATCGTCCACATCAAATGTTGGTGGATAAGTTAACGCATAAGCCTTTTTCTGATCCAATAGTAATTGGTGCCAATTATGACTAATACGATTATCAGCATTTCGCATGGCATTTTGTTCATCTTTTTTCTCGTTTTCGTCATTTTTTCTATCTGCCGGTCGTCGTTTACGTTTAATATCATTCTCGTTCAAATAATATAATTCCGCTTTTCTAACCTTTGATATAAATTGACGGTGTTTAGAAATTAAATTGCTAATAACCTTTTTCAATACTTCTATTTCCAAACTTCCATACCTCCAGTTTTAAACAGTACAGTAAAACAAAAATATCTAAGTGCATCCATTGCATGGTCATGTTGCTTCACTGGCTTATCTTCACCATGCAACGAGGCTTTCTCGTCCCACACATAAGAATGAAATTCCTTTAACGTATTCTTGCAATCCTCGTGTACTGCAATCTTATTCAAATTCAGCAATGTTCCAACAAATCGTATACCCTCAAGAACATTGTTCCTTGCTTTCTTAATCTGATACCCACGTTTCTTCAATTCAGCAATGAAAGAAGAAGCCGATGGGTCGATAATAATTTTGTCTATCTTTGTATCGCCTAGCCACGCTTCAAAATCGTCAGCATATTCACTGTTAGTTTTTTGTACGTGTTCATCTCTACCTGAATAGTAATACTCTCTAGTTAAGTAATATTTACCAGTAATATCACGTTCCCATAACAAAAAAACGGTAGCGTTCTGCATACCGTAATCGACAGAAACATACTTATATTTAGGGACTAATTCAGGTAACTCATTTACAACATGTTCCTCTTTTCTAAACATGTCATAAATAATTCCCTCAGCAATCGTCCATAACCCTTGTATATATCGTTGATAGAATACGCCATGGTACTGACTTCTATACCTTGCTTTGATATTTTCAGCAAGAGAAAGATTATCATCCATATCAAAATGTAAATAAACTAGCTTCTTCTCTTGAGCTTTGTCTATCCAACTCGTTTTAAACCAGTGATAAGGACTATCAGGGTTACAGTTAAACCACCATTTAGAACCAGTTACTGAGCAACGCCCTGTACCTTGATTGACGAACGATTCCGGCATTAACGCTACCTCATCAAAGAATATTCCAGCTAGGGTAATCCCCTGTATTAGATCCTGAGAACTCTCATCTCGTCCGCCAAAAATATAAAAATCATTGGTAACATTACCTTTTCTAATCTCCAGTAAATTATCTGTACGATGATAGTAGTAACTGAAGCCTCTCGCATCTAACATAACTAGAAGAAACTTCAATACGTTACGATTGAATGAGCCGATTGTTTTCCCGCACATTGCAAAGTTTTGATGATTAAATGTTGTCATTGCCCAAATAATAAACGCTAAACTCATTGAAACAGTCTTACCTGAACGGATAGCTCCATCAGCAATAATCCCCTCAGATTGATAAACTGGTGAGTTATCTAACCACCACGTAAGCACCTTTTTTTGCTTGATACTAAACGGTTGAAATTTAAACAGTTGTTGTTTCTTTATTCTTGCCATGTCTCACTAACTGCTCCTTTCAATGCATCAACAAATCCGTCATCATATACTTCTTCATCGATACCCTCGCCTAACATCATAGCCTTACGTTGATTTTCTAACTTCAATGCTCTGATACGTTCTTTTTGCTCTTGCTTATCAAGCTTATCTTTCGCAACTTGATTACCTGTTCGTTCAATTAGCTCTACTGCTCTCAAATCGCCTTTCATCGCTTTTTGTACAGTCATCAATGCTATTGCCATTTCGTTTGTGTTGTCATAGCCCATCGTTTCTAACATTTCAGCTAGTTGTTGATTTTGCACTTTAGAACTTAAAACTATTTCTAACGCCTTTTTAAATTCCGCTTTTTTTCTTCTAGCTTTTCCGGAAGCAACGCCGGCTTTTTTTGCACTTTCTCGGCGTTCGCTCGGCGTTCGATCTGATTTTTTTATTAAGTTTTCTTCATTCGCCATCGCCCCACTTCCTTTGTTCTATCTGTACTCATAAAGATATCCAAATTTCTTTGCATTCCGTTTCAACCATTTATCAACGGACTTGCTATAATCTGAACCACTTGTTTTCGCATTATTTACTGCTTTTTCAAATTCTTTAGCTTTAAAATTATGTAATTTTGAAATTCTGTACGCTTTTTGCTTGTTAACTGCTACAATCGACGTCATATCTTTAACCGAGGCAAACGCCCTTAAATCTGCACCAGAAAACGCACCACCACTAGGATGATTATGTACTACTGTATACTTTTGGTTAATACCCAGTACTCCAACTCTGTCTTTTGCACCTTTCCCGTAAGTATGGGCAAATCCTTGTGAGTCTACTGCAGTAGTATATTCACGTTTAGCATCACCATGCTTTTTAATAAATGTCTGAATAACTCCCTCAACACTCACGCTTCTTCCTTGATTATTCAAATAAGCCGGATGCAAAGGTATTGTATTGACTGGATCACTATTTTCAGAACTAGCACTAAATAAATTTGAACCTCTCGAACTACTAGCACCACGACCACCTTGTAACTCAAATGTTATTTTTCTAATTTGAGAAATAATCTTTTTATCGTTATATACTTCTTCATAATCTTTATAAAAATAACTTTTTCCAGTTTTCTTGTTATACAATTCTAAATCACTGAATAAAATATACTTTTCTAAATCAATACTATTCACATATTCAAAAATTTCTTTTAAATCAGTTAATACCTTTTTCATTACTTCATCCTCTTTACAATTTTGGGCATAAAAAAAGACACCTACCAAAGTAGATGCCGATAATAAATAGTCGGACGGAGTCGCACCGCCATCTCCTTTCTATTTCTAGAAAGGCGTCTTCCTTCTTGGACAACCGCCCTATTTATTGTCTCTATTATACCAAGTTCTTTTTACTCTTTCAACTATCGTTTGTTCTTTTTTAGTTAATTTTCTGTCTCCATTTTCATTATGAATGTAACCTTTATGTACATGAGGAAGAACTTTTTCCCCGTCAATAATATGAAAATTTCCCATCAAATCTATCTGCCGTCTTCTTTTATTTTGTCTATCAAAAAATGTAATATATTTTAATTCATCCTTTTCATTCACTGTAACATATATTCTCCCTTTCGTCATAGTTTCCATTGGAGCCTTTGCGTTTCCAGTAACTGATTTGACAAATTTTATTTTTCCTTTTTCATACACTGAATAAAATTCTGTCCCGTATGGTTTACCGTTTTTACTCACTCCAAATCTAGCACCACGACCGCCCATTAATTCACTCTCTCTTTCATTTGTTTTATCGCTGTATTCTCCACATAAACCACTTCAATATCGCCATAATCATATTCAACTTGACCGCCATAAACGATTATTCTTTTAGGTGCTAATCTCTTAATCATCTCATCAACACCATTCTTCCAAATACTAAACTGTTCATCATTCTTCTTTACGCCTATAGTGCTTATCGCTAGAGTTGCATTCTTTGGCAATCCATCAAAACAAAACTCAAAACTACTTTCCAAAGCCCATGAAACTGTAGGTATCACGACTAGTCCATAATCTTGCATAATCTGTCCAATCAATCTAGAACGATACACATTCCATACTTGCATAGAAACAGGCATATCCAGATATAAACTAAAATCAGGCGTTAACACACAATCAAAATCAGTCAATTTCTCAATGTACATGTCCGGTTTCTGCCAAACTCTCTCAAATTGATAATCATCTAAAAAGAAATGTACGCCTTTGTCCTTGTCAGGCTTATTCAATACGTAATTAAATCCTTGTAAACCACTAGGAATATGGTCTACTCCCTCTATTACAGGCATATCATATTTTCCCTCTACTCGTCTAGGGTCGTACTGGTCTAAATTATATTGATATACTGTTGCATCTCGATGGCTTTCCGTCACTTCTTCATCATCAATGAACGCTTTTACCTCTTTCTCATTAAAGGATGGTATTTCAAAACCAAACTCTGTCATATCAATATCACTAGCAGTTAATGCTAATAACTCATGGAACAATGTTTCATCATCCCAACCGGTATTCATTGTTAGCTTGTTATGAGCTAGGATATAAGCTTTCTTTTGTTCTTCCGTTAAATGACTCAATCTAATGCACGGCACTTTCTGAATACCCATTTCTTGCAAGGCGTATAGTCTACCATGACCCTCGATAACTGTATTGTTTTCATCAATGGCTATTGGATCATTAAAACCAAACTCTTCTATACTCTTTATAATTTGTTCAATCTGCTCTTGAGGATGAGATTTTGCATTATATCTGTATTCAATCAACTCATCTACTCGTATTAATTCTACTTCCATACAAAATCCCCCTTTTAAACACAAAAAAAGCGTTGAAAGCAATCAACGCTAAACTACTGAGATAATAGGAGTCGAACCTATCCGTAAACGTATAAACGGGCAATCCGTTGCTATCTCAAACCAAAAATATATAACCTTAGAATAAGGTCGTTACAAGTGTTTCCGCAAATGTAACTCTTTAGAGGTGTAAACTCTATTATGCATATACCAATACCGTATTTCAGGTATTAAATAAAATAACTGGACTCGAACCAGTACCCACTTTCCAGTCGCTCTTCCAAATTAAGCTATATTCCGGCACATACACAAAACTAGCAACCGTGTAAGCAAACAAAAAATAAGGAAATTTCATACACAATTTTAGGAGTTTTCTATATCAGAAATTAATCAACAAAATAAGTAATACGATTGCTAGTTTTCTATATGTAATCAATGGTTTAGGGAGGGAAAAATTATTAAAAACCTCCCTATTCCACACTACTATAATACTTCTTTCTCTCTAGCTTCTCCTTGCAACTTTCTAGCAAATTCCTAGCAGTTTACTTTGTAAGTTCTCCCAAATCAAGCAGTAATTCATCTATATTTAGCCCACCTTCAAAAACTAATAGCGAGCCATTACAAAAGCATTCCGCAAAATACAATAAACCTCGTTCTAACTCTCTATAAAACTCTGATTCTGATATATCTAACGTCACATAGATTGCTATATCACTATCATAATACTTACAATATTTCATAATTAAGATTTGTCTTAAAAAAGCATTACTCATTCTATTAATGGCTTTTTCGATATCTTCCACCATTTTTTGAGCCGTTAGTTTTCTTTCGATATGTTTTTCTAGCGATTTGTTCACTGCTCCAGTATACGAACGTGGCTCAAATGAGTACGTTGCTGTTACTTTGGATACATATTCTTCACCGGCAATTTTTTTCAACTGCTTGTAAGCAGATAACATCATTACGACTTTTTCTTTTGTTGCTCTTTTATCTAATTTTCTAACTAATATTGTAGCCACTCCCCTATCTTAATGTTATAATGTAATTAATCTAACTGGTTGCCACTTTCGATAAGGGAGTGGTCTTTTTTTATTCTTCCTTAGTATTCAACCGTTGCCAAACCATACTCCACCATTTCACAAACAATATCTAATGCAGTTCTTATATCTTTATACTTGCAATTAGCATTTTTATGAATCCTTGAGTCATCATCTCGCCATGGTAATATATCTATCATGACAGGGCTTATAAAAATCATTTCACAACCTTTACTAACACAAAGGTAATAGCAATTATTTTTTCCATATTCACCTTTACATTTCTTAAATCCGTATTCTTCATAGGTTTCTATTGGTTTTGTAAGTTTTAACATTTTTATACCTCATATTGATTACTTTCGATATACCAAACTAATGTTTCCAGTTGCTTTATCGCACCACTAATTTCATCTATATCTGTCTTTGTGCTAAACATTCCTTGTTGTAAACACTTCTTTTTATGATGTAATTCTTTTAAAATAACATCCACTAAATCTTGATATTTTTTATCAATGGATTTCTCTATCAAATCACAATTTACTTGTGGTGCTACTTGTCCTTGACTTTTGAAATTATGTTCTCTTTCAAGTAATCTTAATTTTTCCAATGCTTGTTTAATCATTGTTCTCACTCCTTTAAATCAATCGTTGGGTCAATAGCTTCTCCCGAACCACTCTCATCTATCGTTAAAATTTCAGCAATTTCATT